TCTTTTGACGAGCTGCTCAAGGACGCGGACTATGCCAAGGAGTTCGAAAAGCGTGTCAGCAGGCGCGCCGGTTACGAGACGCGCAAGGCCGTGCAGGCCGAGAGACAGAAATATCTGCCGATGCACGAGGCGATGGCGCGCAAGTACGGCATGGACCCCGGCAAGATCGACATGGAGAAGCTCAGTGAAAAGGTGCTGGGCGACAACGATCTCCTGGAACAGGAGGCCGCCGAGATGGGCGTGTCCGTGGACGGGCTGCGGATGATCCGCAATGCCGAGCGGCAGCTCCAGGAGGCGGAGGCCATCCGGGCAGAGCAGGAAAAGGAGCGGGCCTTTGCCCAGATCGTGGCAGAGGGCGAGGCGCTCAAGCAGATCTATCCGGGCTTCAACCTGGAGGCGGAGCTGCAGGATCCACGCTTCGGAAATCTCCTGGCCGGGCTTCAGAGCGCCGGATTCGGCGACGCAGTACGCACCGCCTATGAGTCCGTCCACCGCGACGAGATCATGAGCGGTGCCATGCAGTACGCCGTGCAGCGCACCAAGCAGCAGGTATCCAACAACATCCAGGCGGGCATGAACCGGCCCGCCGAAAACGGCGGCACACAGGCCGCCGCACAGACCAGGATCGACCCCAGCAGGTTCAACCGGCAGCAGATCGAGGAGATCCGCAAGCGGGTGAGCAAGGGCGAGATCATCACGTTCCGATGAGGGAATGGGCGGGCGCAGAGACCCGCCCCTACAGAAAACTACATGAGAGGAGAAAAAGCAATGTATATCTTTGATCTGCAGCGCTTCGCCGACGGCGGCGGCGCGCTTACCAACACCACGGCGAACTACGTCAACAGCTACTCCGGCGCCGTGACGGCCTTCGACTCCGCCAACACCCTGGCCCCGGAGATGAAGACCTTCTACGACACCGACCTGCTGACCAACGCCAAGCCCGCCATGGTCCACGCCCAGTTCGGCCGCAAGCAGTCCATCCCCAAGGGCCGCGGCAAGACCATCGAGTGGCGCAAGTTCAATACCCTGGCCAACGCCGGTGTGCTGACCGAGGGCGTCATCCCCACCGGCCAGAAGCTGGGCGTCAGCACCCTGACCGACAGCGTGGATCAGTACGGCACCTATGTGTCCGTGTCCGACCAGCTGGAGCTCACCGCCGTGGATCCCGTGATCCTGGAGGCCAACACCGAGCTGGCCGCCTCCGCCGGACGCACCCAGGACGAGCTGGTGCGCAACGATCTGATCACCGGCACCAGCGTCATCTACGCCCAGAAGGTGGTCTCCGGCGCCAAGACCGACGTCACCAGCCGCGCCGGCCTGGACGCCACCGCCAAGCTGACCCCCGACACCGTCAACCGGGCCGCGACCTTCCTGAAGAAGAACAACGCCCCCACCATCAACGGTGACTACGTGGCCATCATCCATCCCAGCGTGACCTACGACCTGCGCTCCAGCGAGGAGTGGATCGACGTGCATAAGTACGCCGCCACCACCGAGATCTTCGAGGGCGAGATCGGCAAGCTCCACGGCGTCCGCTTCGTGGAGACCACCCAGGCCAAGGTCCTCACCGGCACCAGCTGCCCCAGCGGCCTGGCTGTGTACTGCACCCTGTTCCTGGGCAAGGAGGCCTACGGCGTCGTGGACGTAGAGGGCGGCGGCCTTCAGATGATCGTCCACAACAAGCACGAGGCCGGCGGTCCCCTGGACCAGTTCAGCACCATCGGCTACAAGCTGATGACCAACGGCGCCAAGATCCTCTATGAGGACCGCATGGTCCGCGTGGAGTCCTGCGGCGCCTACAGCGCCACCGACAGCGCCAACTGATAAACCAATGGGGAGGGCCCTGTGCCCTCCCCGCAGATAAAAGGAGGACGATATCATGGCTACCAAGAAGACCGAAGAGATCAAGGAGATCGAGAAGACCGAAGAGATCGAGTGTGATCCGTGGAAGGACATGGTGGAGATCACCCTGCCCCGCAAACCCAAGAATGAGCAGAACTTCCAGTTTGTGGCGGTGAACGACCGCCGCTTCCAGGTGCCCTGCACGGGCAAGCCCGTGAGCGTGCCGCGCCCGGTATACGAGGTGCTGATGAACAGCGCCGTGCTGAAGGATTACGCCGCCGACCGCAAGGGCGAGCTGAGCGAGAACTGAAGAAAGACAAATGCAGGAGGGCGGGCGGCTGGCTCGCCCTCTTTGACCTATAGAGAGACAGGGGAAGGAGAAAACATATGACCGTGAACGAACTGCTGGGAATGGTGGACCGTCTCCACCCCAACCAGTTTTCCACAGAGGATAAGCTGCGCTGGCTCAACGAGGTGGAGCAGACCATCTACCGGGAGATCGTCTGCACCCACGAGTACGACGGCGAGCTGCCGGAGATGCCGGATTATACGGCGGCAAGCGACGACGAGCTGCTGGCCGTGGCACCCTATGACCGGCTCTACCCGGCGTGGATGGACGCCAAAATCGCCTACTACAACCGGGAGAGCATGAAGTATGCCGACGCGGCGGCTGTGTTCAACGAGGAGTACAGCGCATTCGCCCGGTTTTATAACCGCATGTATATGCCCATCGGGAAGGTAACCCATCTGCACCTGCTGGATCGGAGGTGGTGATATGCTTCTGCCCAATCTGAGACTGGCCGGTAGCTCCCAGCAGATGCTGCAGGAGTTCCGTGGCTACAACCACAACCTCCGCATCCGGGAGGGCGAGTGGTACAACGAGCAGAACTTCATGAGCGAGGACTACCCCGTGCTGACCACGCGGCGCCAGCGGCGGGAGATCACGACGCTGAGCAGACCGGCAGGCTGCATCGTCAAGGACGCCATGGCCGTGGTGGACGGCACGGACGTCATCTACAACGGCAACACCATCGACATGGGACTGAGCATCGCCGAGACGATGTGCCCCAAGCAGCTTATCAGTATGGGCGCGTATCTGCTGATCTGGCCGGACAAGAAGTTCCTCAACACGCAGGACTTCTCCGACAAGGGCAGCATGGAGAACAGCTTCGCAGCCAACGGCACCGTCACCATCAAACTGGCGAGGGCGGACGGCAGCGAGTTCGGCAGCTACGTCACCGGCACCACAGCGCCCCAGAACCCGGCCAACGGTGACCTGTGGATGGACACCTCCAACGAGGCCGTGCCGGTGCTGAAGGAGTGGAGCGAATACAGCGCCATGTGGGTGACCATCCCCACCACCTACATCAAGATCAGCGCCGGCGGTATCGGCGTCGGCTTTGAGCAGTACGACGGCGTGGAGATCGCCGGACTGACCGGGAGCGCCGAGGAGTTCAACGGCTCCCACGTGATCTATGCCAAGGACGACGGCTGGATCGTGGTGGTGGGTATCATGACCACGGCACAGATCACCCAGACAGGCGGGCTCACCGTTAAAAGGGCCGTGCCGGACATGGACTTTGTGACCGAGTGCGGCAACCGGGTATGGGGCTGCAAATACGGCATGGTGGACGGCAAGCCGGTCAATGAGATCTACGCCAGCAAGCTGGGCGACTTCAAGAACTGGAGCTGCTACATGGGCCTCGCCACCGACAGCTTTGCCGCAGGCCGCGGCAGCGACGGCGTGTTCACCGGGGCTATCACCCACCTGGGCCACCCCCTGTTCTTCAAGGAGAACTGCATCGAGAAGGTGTACCCATCGTCCGCGGGAGCACATCAGATCGTGACGGTGGAGGGCCGGGGCGTACAGAAGGGGTGCTGGCGGAGCTTGGCCATCGTGGGGGAGACCCTGTACTACAAGAGCCGCGTGGACGTGTGCGCCTTCACAGGGTCCCTGCCGGGCTCGGTCAGCGACGCGCTGGGCGACGAGACATACACAGACGCCCGCGCCGGGGCCGTGGGCGGTCTCTACTACATCAGCATGAAGGACAGCGCCGACGCCTGGCATCTCTTCGTATACGACACGGAAAAAGGCATCTGGCACCGCCAGGACGCCACGCAGGCCATGATGTTCTGCACCATGGACGGCGAGCTGTTCTATATCGACGAGGCCAGCGGGAAGGTGTACGGCTGCGGAGGCGCGGACAGCGGCGACATCCCGTGGAGCATCGAGAGCGGCGTCATCGGCTTCGACCTGGCGGAGAACGAGTACATCAGCCGCTTCGTGGTGCGGTGCGACACGCTGGGGTCGGTGCATCTGGAGGTGCAGTACGATGAGGGCGGACCGTGGCTGGACAGGGGCAGCTATACCGGCAGCGGCCTGGGCAGCTTCGTGCTGCCGGTGGCGCCGAGACGGTGCGACCATCTGCGCCTGCGCTTTTCCGGCGACAAGGCCATCAAGATCTATTCCATCACAAAATACATGGAGCGCGGCTCCGATACCATGTGGTGAGAGGGGAGAAAAACATGGATTACACGAACAACAAAAAGAAACTGCAGGGGCAGCCCCTTCAGCCGGTGGCGGGAAGTATCGGCGGCGGCGGGGCAACGATCCAGCCGGTGAAGCCGGTGGTATCTACCATGGGCACGGGCAACACGGCACAAACCAACAGCACACAGCACAGCAGCACCACCAGTTACGGACGCAGCGGCGTGTCTGAGCAGACGGCCAATACCCTGGCGGGGTATGCTGCCGGCTACAAGCCCTCGGAGGCCGTCAACGCGGCAGAGGAGTACCTCCGGCAGATCCAGGGCCAGAGGCCGGGTGAGTACCAGTCCCCCTATCAGCAGCAGCTGGACGATATGCTGGCTCAAATCCAGGGGAGAAAGCCGTTCTCCTATGACCTGAACGCGGACATGCTCTATCAGCAGTACCGGGACCAGTACAAGAATCTGGGACAGCAGGCCATGATGGATACCATGGGACAGGCGGCAGGTCTCACCGGCGGCTACGGCTCCAGCTACAGCCAGAATGCCGGGCAGCAGGCCTATCAGAGCTACCTCCAGCAGCTCAATGACAAGGTGCCGGAGCTGTACCGTCTGGCGCTGGACAAGTACAACGCCGAGGGGGACGACCTTTACCGGCAGTACGGCCTGCTCAATGACCGGGAGAATACCGCATACGGGCGCTACCGCGATCAGGTGGGCGACTGGAGGGACGAGTACAACCGGGCCTATCAGCGCTACGGTGATGAGCGGAACTTCGACTACAACGACTGGAGCAACATGCTCAACTACTGGCAGAACCAGGCCGACCGGGAGAACAGCGAGTGGTGGAAGCAGACGGAGTACGACTACCAGGCCGGACGCGATGCGGAGAACGACCGCCGCTGGCAGGAGCAGTTTGACTATCAGAAGGCGCGGGATGCCATCGCCGACCAGCAGTGGGAGCGGCAGTTCGCAGCGGCACAGGCGGCGCGGGCGGCAGCGGCGGCAGAACGCGAGCAGGCAGAGAGGAAGGCAAAGGAACCGACGTGGGGGAACGGGTATTCAGAAAATGCAAGCGGATACGGGAAGAGTGAATGGGACAAGGTCTACGGTAATGTGATGGCCATCGTAAACGCGGCCAACGGGACAAGGGCAGACGGAAAGCTCCCGACGTCCGCTATCCGCAGCATCGACGAGTACATGTCCAAAATCTCAAGAGGACTGAGCAAGAGTCAGTGGAACACGCTGGCCAACGAGCTGAACAGATTCGGATACAACATGCCGACATTCTAAGGAGGG